CGTACAGGGTGCCGATGGCGAGCAGCATCCATTGCTTGATGGCTTGCGGGACGGCGCCGGCGAGGCCGTAGCCGCAGACGTAGCGGACGCGGACGGCGTTGGGTACCGGCCAGGTGGCGGGCCAGGCTTTGCCGTAGGCGGGGACGAGGTAGCCGGGTTCGTTATCCTTGTCGAGCAGATAGTCGGCGGGGTCGAGCGTCTGTTCGGCGCCAGTGGCGGCATCGAGGTACTTGAGCGAGGTGACGGACTGGATCGGCGACTTGCGCAGGACGAAGGCGTCCGGGAAGGTGTCGTGCACCAGTTCCCAGGTCTGGGTGACAAGGGCGCGGCCGGTCTCGTGTTCGGCCTGCTCGCGGGCGGCGACGATGAGCGCGGTGATCAGCGCATCTTCGTCGGTGCCGTCGACGCGGCAGTGCAGCTTGGCCGTGGCGAGGTCGAGCGGCTCGCTCGCCGGGGCAGCGATACGGATAAGGGCCATGCGGGTTCCTGTCTAGTGCAGTGGGCGGCGGCCGCCGGTGACGGCGGGCCGGGTGGTGTTCGTGGCGGATGGCCGGACGCCTGACGCCATGGCGAGGCGCTGGCTATTGGCGTCTTCTGGCCGATCTGTGGCGCCCGATTGCGGGCGTTCGCCAGTTGTCAGGATGGCGCGGCGGGTGGCGATCGATGCGGGCCGGTCGCCGGTTGTTTCCTGGTCGCGCTGGCCGAGCGCCGGGCGCAATGTCGGGCCGGCACCTGCCGGCGCGCGGACGAAGCCGCCGGCCAGCAGGCCCCAGGCGTTACCCCAGGCAGTGGCCCAGCTGGCGCCCCAGGCGGCCATTTATACCGGCCCCCAGGGGTCGCCTTCGGTGCCGGCGCCGTCGATGGTGGCGCCGTTGACCTTGGCCACGTCGACCGGGATCGTGGTGGCCTCGAGCGCGGCGACGACGGCGGCGGCCAGCGCGTTGAGGTCGACGCCGCCGGTGGAGGCGGTCGACAAGGCCTTGCCGGCACTGCCCGCTGCCTGGTGGCTGGCGAGCATGGCGTTCCAGACGGCGGCGGCGATGCTGGCCGGCGTCAGTTCGCCGCTTTCGACGGTGGTACCGGTCATGTAACCCAGCCCCATGATGGTCGAATGGCCGTCGACGGTGATCGTCGCCTGCCCGGTGAGCGAGGCGATGGCGCCGATGACGGCGGCGGCGGCGATGCTGATCGTCGCCTGGCCAGTGCCGTTGATGGTGCCGGCAATGGCGGCCTGGCCGTCGATGGTGATGGTGGCGCTGCCGGTGGCGCCGACGATGAGGCCGCCGACGGCGCCGGCATCGAGGGTGATGGTGGCGTTTCCGGTGGCCGGGTAGCCGAGCTCGGCCTGCGCCGACCCGCTGACCGCAATATCGGCACGACGGTAGGACTTGATCGCCCCGCCCTTGACCGGCATGACCCAGCCGCGCGGCGTGCCGGACGGGATGCCGTTGCGGTTGGCGATGCTTTCGCCGCCGACGACGGTGGCTTCGCCAATATTGAAGCCCATCGCCAGCGCGGGCGAGGCCGCGCTGGCGCGCTCAAGGGCGAGCGCGCCCGCGCCACCGGAGAAGCGGTAAGGACCGCCGCCGGCACGGACGCCGTTAGCCAGCAGCATCAGCCGCCCCAGCCCACGTCGAGGGCGAAGGTGAAGGGCGAGTTGGTCGTCGTCGCGCCGGCGCCGAAGACCATCCAGGCGAGGCAGGCGCCGTCGGCAATCTTCGGCGCGCTGTTGATCTGATTGACCAGGTCGCGCTCCGACCACATGCCGGTGACGGGAATGCTGATGTCGGCCAGCGGCTTGACCAGGCAGACGGCGAGGACGCCGGAGCCGGTGTAGGCGGTGCCGCCCGATAGGGTCAGCGACTGGATGCTGCGGACGCCGGTGTCGCCGCCCTGTTGCGGCAGGAACGGGCCGTAGCGGCCGGCGGCGTTGCCGGAGTGCAGCACGCGGGTGGCGTAGGCATCGGCCGCCGCGCCGCAGCTCGGGGCGCCCTGGAAGGCGCGCGTGGTGGTGCCGGCGGCGTTGGTGTAGCTCGAGGCAGACAGGTTGGGGCCGCCGGCGGTTGGGGCGGTGACGCTGACGATGCAGGCCTGGACGCCGTCGCCGTTGCCGTAGCGATGGGTCGGCGTGCCGGTCAGGGTACGGGCGCCGGTGCCGGTGACATCGGCGCCGGTCAGTTTGTAGTAGCCGATCAGGTCGACCAGCTTGGCCTGCCACGGGGCACCGGCGGCAGCGACCAGCGAGGCGCCGACCGACAGCAGGTGCTTGGTGGCGGCGCCGCCGGGGTTGCCGCCGTGCTGGATGCCGATGATGCCGGTGCCGTCGCCGGTGGATTCGTTACAGCCCTGCCAGGCGAGCGACGAACCGGGGAAGGTGCCGGCATTTGGCGAGCCGTTGTTGCCGACCAGCAGGTGCCAGCCGCCGGCGGTGTGAACCGGGCTGGTGATCTTGGCGCCTTCGGCGCGCAGGTATTTGCCGGCGGTGAGCTGGGTCAGCAGGTCGTCGTGCGAGGTGTAGCCCATGTTGATTATCCTTTATGCGAAAAGGCGTTCTTGCCGGCAAGCGTTTTCAATGCGCTGGCAGGCGATGTCAAAGTATTTCGGCTCGCGCTCGATGCCGTAGAAGGTCTTGCCGAGGTTGGCGCAGGCGACGCCTGTGGTTCCCGACCCCATGAATGGATCGGCTACGGTCGACGTGGTTTTTGGGGCTAAATTCAGGCACCACTCCATCAAACCAATTGGCTTTTGTGATGGATGCGCTAGCGTAGCTAAACACTTTTCGAGCGACGCGCTTTTTACTGACTTTTCAAAGCAGCGCGCATTCATATCCATGCTCGTCCATGCCATTTCAAGATCAGCCATAGACGGTGCATTGCCGCTTTTCAGCCAAATCAACCAGCCGCGCGAAGGCGGCAACGCAAAATAATTGCCACCCCATACAATCGACGCGGAACCAGCGCGACACACGTCGTCAATGAAATCAGGTGCGCTGTTATCCCATCCGATAGGCTGCATTCCATTCGCGCGCTGAGAACGAGTCGGCTGCGCTGCGAATCCAATCCCATACGGCGGATCAGTCAAAACTAAATCCACCTTCGGAAGCGTCGGCAGGATGTCGCGGCAATCGCCAAGGTAGAGCGTGGCATCGCCGATGGTTTCGACGCGGCTCACGGCTTGCTCCAGGCGAATTTGCAGAATCCGGCGAAGATTCCGGCGGCGACGCTGCCGGTGCAGTTGCCGATGAAGTTGATGTAGTCGCCGTCGAAAATGCGCGGGGCGCCGGGGTGCGTCTGCACGAAGTTCTTCTCGGCCGGGGTGTTGATTTCGCGGGTGGCGAGGTCGGCGAGCGGATCGACCAGGACGAAGGCGAGCAGGCCACCCGCCGGGGCGATGAAGGTGACGCTGGTGATCAGATCGACGCCGGTGTCGCCATCGGCCAGGGCGGCAAACGGGCCGCGGGCATTGGCGACGGCGGCATCGCCGGTGGCCAGGCTGGCGATGTTGGTGACGGCGGTATTCAGCGCGATGGTCGGCGAGGTCTTGTCGACGCCGTTGCGCTGGTAGTTGAAGGTGAGCGAGCCGCCGCCGGCAGTCGGGGCGACGGCGACGATCATCACTTTCCAGCCGGCGGGCGGCGGGTTGATGGCGGCGACAGCGTTGGTCAGATCCTGCTGGTCGAGCGAGTCACCGTCGATGAACGGGTAATACAGGCCATAGCGCAGGGCCTTGAGGCGCCCGACACAGTTGGCGGTCGGCGTGACGACGTTCCAGTCGGTCAGGTGCATGGTGCTCGGCGCCTTGTCGTCGCCGTGGAAGATGCCGCGCAGGCCATCGAGGCGGGCGGCCTCGAGCGGCGCCGCCGCGTAGTATTGCGGCAGCGGGTTGCCGGCGGCCATCGACAGGTCGACCCAGCCGCGCGCCGACGATGCCTGCGACGGCACCTTGCGGAAGCTGCAGAAATGGGCGCGGCCTTCCTGCTCTGCCAGGATCAGGTCGCGGGTGCCGTTGAAGCCCATGTCAGGCGGCGTTGATGGTCAGGCCGCCGGCTTCGATCTGCGGGCGGATGTTGAGCGAGATCGGCAGATCGTCGTCGAGGGCGGCGATGATGCCCATGGCGATGGCACCGGAGGCGGTGTCGCACCAGACGGCATGGGTGGCGGTCTGGGTGGCGCCGGCATCGGTACGCTTGCCCCATTGCAGCAGGTTGGCATTGGTGCGGGTGTCACCGCTGCCAGACCAGGCGGTGGCCTTGGTCAGGGCGATGCGGGCATAGCCGGTGTAGGTGCATTCGTTGGCCAGCGGATCGGCTTCGTCGACCGAGACGCCGGTGACCAGAGCCAGGTAGCCGGTCGCACCAGCGCGCCAGGCGGGGTCGGCGCCTTCGAGGAAGATGTCGAGGGCGTCGGATTCGGATGCGTTCGAGAGGGACATGGTTATTCCTTGGTCTTGCGGCGGGTGGTTTTTGGTGGTTTTTGCGGGTTGACCGCGGCAGGTGCAGCCCAGCATTCACGCTGTGATACTTCGGCTAGTTCCTGGTCGTCGGCTTCGAATTCCTCACCTTTGGCAAACGTGACGGGTTGCACACCGCGCAGGAAGAAGGTGAATTCCTGTTTTGCTTTCAGGCGCATTGCTGGCTCCAATGAAAAACGGCCCCCGGAGGGGCCGTTTCATGGCTGATCGGGCAGATCAGGACGCGGCGATCTTGAGCAGCTTGATCGCCTGGGTGTTGCGCAGCTTGCCACCGACGCGCTTGCGCACGTAGAACTTGACGAAGCCCGGCGCGGTGATCTCGTCGCGGGTGATACGCATGCCAACGCGATCAGCGATCAGGTAGCCTTCCTTGAAGTCGCCGAAGGCGAGCGGGAAAGCACCGGCGCCGACGGCCGGCATGTCTTCTGCCTCGACCACCGGGTAGCCCATGAACATGTCGGGCTGACCGGCGGAGAGGCCCGGCTGCCACATGTAGGCGTTGGTGGTGGCTTCCTTGTACTTGCGCAGCGCGGAGAGGACCAGCTTGTTGGTGACCCACACTGCATTGCGGCGGTAGCGGGCACGCAGGGCATAGACCAGGTCGTAGAAGGTGTCCGGCGTGGTCGGCATGGCCGCTGCCTGGGCGGATGCGATGTACTGCAGGGTGCCGAAGGCGCGCGAGGCGTCGACCGTGGTGACCGGGGTCGGGCCGCCGAGGAAGCCGGTGGGCTTCTTGGTGCCGTTGCCGGCGACGAAGGCAGCGCCCTCGCCGGCGCCGATGGCTTCGGCAGCAGAGGAGATCAGCCAGTCTTCGACGTTGAAGAAGAGGTCGTCGAGCGATTCTTCGGTGGCTTGCGGCTTGGCCGAGGCCATGCCGAAGGTCGGGGCGACTTCGGCGAGGTCAGGCGTGTTGGTCTGGTTGCGGGTGTCGTTTTCACCGACCCACTCGAAGGCGCCACCGCCGATGTCGAAGAGCTCCTTGTAATCGGAACCGCCGACGGTGCGAACGGTGGCGATCTGGCGAATAGGCGAGATGTCGACAGACAGGCGGGCAATCTGGCGCTCGATGACTTCCGGCAGGGCGAAGCCACCGGCGGCGCCGGTCGACGTGATGACCTGGGCCGAACGGGTTTCACGGCTTTCTGCCTTGGACTTGGCTTCGAGTGCCTTGTAGGTCGCGGCGGCCTTTTGCTGGCGCTCGTTGTCGCCGGGGGAGCGCATCCAGTCCAGGAAGGCGTGGCGGTATTCGGTGGATTCCTGGCTTTCGCCTTCCTGGCGACCGCCACCCATATTGCCGGGGCGGGCGAGCTTGGTTTCCATCTTTTCCAGCTTCGACTTCATTTCGGTGAGGCCGCCGATGTGCTCGTCCATCTTGGCGAGCTTGGCGTCGAAATCGGCAGTGGAGTTGCCGGCCTTGATGGCTTCGATGCGGGCGTCGTTGGTCTTCTTGTATTCGTCGAAGGCGGTGGCGATCTTGTCAATCGCATCGGCGACGGACTTGATGCTGGGGTCGTCGCGCTTCTCGTACAGGACGGAAGAAGCCAGGCCGATGACGGCCAGGGCAGCGAGCTTGGCACGGAATGCACCAAAGTCTTTTTGAAGTTGCTTCATGCGTTTCTCCTAAGAGGAAAGGGAGGTCAGCAGCCGATTGGCTGCGTTGATTGCTTGCGCCGTCGATTTCGCGGACTGGCTCCGCTCCTCTCCCATGCGCAGGATTCTCGACACCAGGGCGGTGGCGTCGGACTTAGAGAAGCCTGCCTGGCGCAGGATTCCTTCAGCATCTTTGCGGGTGTGCACGTCGTCCGGACTGGATTTGACGTTGGTGACGCGGGCCTTTTCATTGGCCGGAAAGGTGACCAGGGAGACTTCCCACAGGTCGACTTCAGTCAGCGAGCGGACATCGGTATCGACGTCGTATGACCACTGTTTCGAGATGAAGCCGATAGACAGGCCATTGATGGCGCCCATTTTGAGCAGGGCTCGGGCCTCCTGCCCCTTGACGGTATCCAGGGCAAGCTGGCCCTTGACGCGCAGGCCCCTGGCGTCTTCGACCATCTCGGTCCAGACGCCAATGGGGTGGTCTGCATCGTGCTGCCAGAGCATGGCAGGCATGGTGCCAGCGGCTTTGTGGGCGGCGAGCGAGTCGGCGAAGGCGCCCTGCTCGATCACGTCGGCCCAGTTATCGAGGACGCCGAAGACGGAGCCGTAGCCTTCGATGCTGCCGTCGTCGCCGGCGGCCTTGATCTGGATGGCGAATGAGCGGGTTTCGCGGGCGCCCGTCGCTTCCTTGCGCTCAAGGGGTTTGGTCATTGTTCGCATCGTTGCTTCCTTCCGGGGTTCCAGTGGTCATGTTCATCGGCGTCAGCGGTTCGTCGAGGCCGGGCAGCGGATCCTTGCCTTCTTCTTCGCGGATCTCGTTGCGGGTGTAGATGCCCATTTCTGCCATCGTGCGCGCCCAGGGCGCGCGGTCTTTCATCGCGCCTTCGGTCAGGTAGCGGGTGTCGAACTTGACGAAGAGCGGCCCTGATCCATCAAGCAGCGTTTCGTCGATGCGGTCGCGCCAGGCTTTGTGCCAGGGGCGTAGGGTGTGTTTGAGGTGGGCGGCGAAGAAGGCTTCGGAGCTGGCGAAGGTGGCGGCCTTGTCGGAGTGGCCGACCATGATCGGGAAGACGTTGAAGGCACGGCAGATTTCTTCGACCTGCAGGCGCCGGGTTTCGACGTGCTGGGCGTCGACGCCATTCAGCGCGGTGCTGGTCCATTTGGCGTTGCGGTCGAGCACCAGCGGGGCGCCGGTTTTTTCGGGGCCGGCCTTCTGCTTGAGCCATTCGGTCAGGCGGTCGTGCTGTTCCTTGTTGAGCGACCCTTCGACAGAATAGACGCCGCTGGCGCGCAAGCCGTTTTCGTGCATCGAGGCCTGGCTTCTTTCGGTGGCGATGGCCAGGCCGATGGCGGACTGGGCGAGCTTGACGGCGTTGAGCGAGCCGACCCAGTCCCACTGGATACCGTTAATGACGAATACTTCGTCGCTGCTGAAGTCGCCGATCAGGCCGAATTCGTCCCAGCAGCGGTAGCGGACTTCGTAGCGCGAGACCTTGCGCACGTCCCAGCGTCCGGGCATGACCGGGATCAGCTCGCGCACCCGGCCGTTGTCGCCACGGACCTTGATCGACAGGCCGGCGCCGGTCAGGGCGGCGTGGAAGGTCATCTGCCGGCGCCATTCGAAGGAGGTCTGCCATTCGTTCGGCCGGCGCGATAGCAGGCGGTATTCCGGGATGTTGGTCGCGCGCTCGGTGGTGCCGCCTTTCAGTTCGCGGTAGACGTGCAGATCTGGCGTGGCGACGCCGTCGGCGATCACGCGCACGCAGTCGAGGACGGTGGAAACCTGCAGCGCGGTCTTGTCGGTGACGGCGACACCGGCGATGACGCCACCGTTCACCCCGTCGATCAGGCTGGCCACCTGGTCATAGGTGAGCTGGGCTGCTTTTCTACCGAAGATGCGGTCGAGTAATTTCACGCGGTTTCCGTTTCCCAGAATGATGGGCCGGTCTCTTCGACAACTGCGAGCGCCCGGTTCATGGCGACGATGGTGGCGACGGCGGCGTCGATCTTGTTGCTGGCGCGCGATTTGCGCGGGAAGATGTTTTCGTTGCGGTCTTCCTGGACTTCGACGTTGCTGAGCATCCAGACGTAGGCCGGGTTGCCGTCGTGGTGGAAGCGGCCGGCGTCGACGACGGCGGCGATTTCTTTCATCGGGTCGGACAGGTAGCGGACTTGCTGCGGGATGTCGACGACGGTGAAGCCTTCGGCGGCGAGGTTGGCGCCGAGCTGGTGGCCGCCCCAGGGGTCTTTGGCGACTTCGCGGATATGGACCTGGCTGGCGTCTTCGATCAGTTCTTCCTGGATCTGTTCGAGGTCGATCATGTTGCCGGGCGTGGCGATCAGGTGGCCGCTATGGACCCAGGCCTGGTAGTGGGCGTTTTCGGGCTTGTCGACGGTGGATTGGGGGACGTAGTTGCGCGAGAAGGCGTAGTAGTGGCGGCCGTCGTCGAGATCGCGCCAGCAGAGTTGGACGCGGCTGGCGATGTCCTGCTTGCTGGCAAGGTCGAGGCCGGCGACGCAGCCGTCCCAGTCGTGGCTTTCGATGGTGAGGGCGCTATCGCCGGATTGCTGGAGGTTGTGCAGGTTGAGCCAGGGCGAGGCGGCGGCAACCCAGACGTTGAGGTGCTTGGTCTTGAAGACGTTTTGCTTGCGGGTGTCGGCGACGGCGTCGCGCTGCTGCAGCTGGAGGTATTCGGCATCGATGGAGATGCCGTAGTTGGGGTTGGCTTTCTGGAGGGCGAGGTCGCTGGTCCAGTCGTCGTCGTCGTCCATGGTGAATACGATGCCGAAGCGCTGGTCGTTTTCGATGGTGCCTTCGAGGATCTTCTGCAGCTCGACCTGGTGCAGGTAGCAGGGGCCGGAGATGTCGGAGCCGGCGGTGGTGATGACGAGGATGAGCGGCTGCGAGCGGGCGCCCATGCCGGTCTGCATGGTGTCTAAGAGTTCGCTGGTCTTGTGTTCGTGGTACTCGTCGACGATGGCACAGCTGGGGCTGGCGCCGTCGCCGGGCTTGCAGATGACGGGTTCGAACTTGCTGTTATTTTCGGCGATGGATAGGTTGGAGACGTTGACCATGATGCCGTAGGCCTGGACGAAGCGCGGGGTGGCGCGGGCCATGAGCAGCGCCGGGCGGAAGACTTCCATAGCCTGGTCTTGCGAGGTGGCGCCGGAGTAGACTTCGGCGCCGAATTCGCCGTCAGCGGAGAGCATGAAGTTGCCGATGACGGCGGCGAGCGTGCTCTTGGCATTCTTGCGCGGTACGATGATGTCGGCGACGCGAAAGCGGCGCTTGAAGGTGGCTTTGTGCACCCAGCCGAAGATGCTGGCCAGGATGAAGACTTGCCAGCGTTCGAGCTTGATGAGCTGGCCACGGGCGGCCCAGTCGCCCTTGATGTGGGGCATCAGTTCGGCG